CGCCGCCCGCGGTGCGGCCGCGGAGCTGGAGCGCCGGCTTCGGCGCGGCGTGGTGAGGAGGGGTCATGGCATTCGCTGACACGCTGGCCTGGGCGCAGGCTCAGACGCCGGGCACGGCCGCACGCACGCTATACGAGGCCTACGCGACGGGCACGACGCGGGTGACCGTAGACGGTCGGACGGTGGAATACCGCTCGCTGGCAGACATTGAGCGTGCGCTTGTGGCGCTGCATGCGGCTAGCCTTCCTGCGACGTCGCGCCGACCGCGCATGACGATCGCGCAGGTCGGCGCGCGCGACGGCGGGTGGTGAGGATGCCCTTCGTCTCCACCGCCGCGCGGATGCTGCTCGGGGGTGTCCCCGTTCGAGCAGCGCGTGCCGGGCGCGGATTTTCGCAACGGCGTGCTGCCGCCGCGCGCGGCTTGGTCGGCGTGTTCGCATGACCATCGCAGCCCGCCTCCGCAACGCACTCGCGGGCCTGGCCGGCCGCACGCCGCTGCTCGCGCTCCGCTCGGCGTCCTACGCCGCCGCGCGCCAGCCGCCAGGGCGTGCGCCATGGACGCCACCACGCGGCGGCCCGAACGCGGCAATCGCCAGCGCCGGTCAGACGGTGGCCGCCCGTGCACGCGACGCCGTCCGGAACAACGCCTATGCCGCGCGCGTCGTGGACCTGTGGGCCGCGAACCTCGTCGGCACCGGCATCACCACGCAATGGCCCGGCGCGCCGCACCGCGCCATGTGGGCCGCCTGGTCGCAGTCCACCGAGTGCGACAACGAGGGCATGACGGACTGGCCCGGCCTGCAGGCGCTCGCCGTGCGGGCGATGGTGGAGAGTGGCGAGGCGATCCTGTGGCTGCGGCGCGTGCCGGCCACGCCGGACAACCCCGTCGGCCTGCGCATCCAGGTGATGGAGGGCGACCGGCTGGATTGGTCGCACACCCGCCAGCTCGCCGACGGCGCCATCATCCAGGGCATCGAGACGGACGGCTTCGGCCGCCCCATCGCCTACCACCTGCTTCCGCAGCTTGACGAGTGGCCGACCTGGCGCCGCCCGTCGGCCGAGCGCGTCCGCGTGCCGGCGGCGGACGTGATCCACCTGTTCCGCCGCCGCCGCCCCGGCCAGCTGCGCGACGTGTCGTGGCTCGCGCCCATCCTGTGGACGCTGCGCGACCTCGCCGAATACGACACGGCCCTGCTGCGCAAGGCCTATGTCGAGGCCTGCCTGGCGCTGGTGGTCACGGGTGGCGACGACGACAGCACCCTGACGGCCGACAGCAAGGCCGATGTGCTCACGGACGCGCAGGGCCGGCTGGTGGAGGCCATCGAGCCGCAGCAGATCCTCTACGGCCGCGGCGATCGGCAGATCGAGACCATCGCGCCCACGGGCGGCGGCAGCCATGCCGGCTTCGCGGCGCGCGCGCTGGAGGCGGTGGCCGTCGGCACCGGCCTCAGCTACGACCAGGTGTCGGGCGACCTGACGCGCGCCAACTATTCCAGCCTGCGCGCGGGCAAGATCGAGTTCCGGCGGCTTCTGGAGCAGATCCAGTACACGCTGCTGATCCCGCTGATGATCGGGCGCGTGACGCGGCGCTTCCACGCGGAGGGCGCGCGGCGCGGGCTCTGGCCCGAGCCGATGCCGCGCGTCATCAACACGCCGCCGGCGCCGGAGATGGTGGACCCGCTCAAGGACACGCTGGCGCTGATCCGCCAGGTGCGCGCCGGCTTCGTGCCGCAGCAGGAAGCCGTGGCGCAGTTCGGCTACGACTTCGGCGAGGTGATGCGCCAGATCGCCGAGGCGAACGCCGCCGCCGACGATGGCGGCGTGATCCTCGACACCGACCCTCGGCGCACGGCGCTCGGCGGCAGCGCGCAGGACCAGGCGGTCAACAGCGCGATCGAGATCGCGGCAACCGGCGCCGCCGGAGATGGCGGCGGCGCCCGCCAGTAACAGGAGACAGCGATGACGGAGTTGCAGACCGCGGCATTGCCGCGGCTGGAGGCGCGCTTCGCGCCCGCCACGTGGAACCAGGAGACGCGGACAGTAGAGCTGTCCTGGGGCCGCGGCGTCGAAGTCGAACGGATCGATTGGCGCACCGAGCAGCGCTACACCGAGCGCCTGACCATGGAGCCGGCGGCGGTGGACCTGACGCGCCTCAATGCCGGCGCGCCGCTGCTCGACAGCCATGGCCGCTGGTCGCTCGACGACGTGATCGGCACCGTCGAGCGCGCCTGGATCGAGAATGGCGAGGGCCGCGCCGTGGTGCGGTTCTCCGCCCGCGAGGATGTCCGCGGCATCCTGCGCGACGTGCAGGACGGCATCCTGCGCAACGTCTCCGTGGGCTACGCCGTCGACGAATGGCGGGAGACCCGCGACGAGAAGGGCCGGCTGGTGCGGACGGCGGTCCGGTGGACCCCGCACGAGATCAGCCTCGTTCCCGTTCCGGCCGATGCCAGCGCGCAGGTGCGCGCGGCCGGCGGCGCCCCGGCGCCGTCCCCTGGCGACGTTCACCATGAGGAGGGCCGGATGGCCGAAAACACGAACGTGCCGGCAACCCCGCCGGTGGATGAGGCCGCGATCCGCGCGGCTGCCGCGGAGGCGGAGCGCACGCGCATCGCCTCGCTCGACGCGCCGGCCGCGAAGGCCCGCGCGATGGGCATGAACGAGGTGTCGCTCGCCGCGCTGCGCGGCCGCGCCATCGAGGAGGGGATGGACGCTCCGGCGTTCCAGGCCCTGCTCTTCGACGCGCTCGCCAAGGGCCGGGCGGCCGATGAGGAGGCGCGCGCCGCCGAGCGCACCATGCCGGGCTTCATGCCGCGTGCCGTCTCCCAGTTCGGCCACTCCTGGGAGGACCCGTCGGTCGTGGTGGACGCGATGGCGACCGCCATCGCCGCGCGCGAGATGCCGGCCGTGCGCGAGAAGGTGGGCGACGGCAAGTGGCGCGAGTATGCCGGCCTCCGCCCGTCCGACATGCTGCTGGAGCTGGCGCGCGCCCGCGGCGAGAACGTGTCGGTGCGCGACCGCACCCGGCTGATCGCCCGCGCCTTCCACAGCACCTCCGACTTCCCGCTGCTGCTGGCGAACGCCGGCAACAAGATGCTGGAAGCGGGCTACGCGGTGGCCAATCCGTCGTATCGGCGCTTCTTCGGCAGGCGCCGGTTCAACGACTTCAAGGCGCATTCGTTCCTGACGGCCGGCGATTTCCCGTCCCTCGTGGAGCTCCGGGAGGGCGGCGAGATCACCCGCGGCACGATGTCCGAGAAGCGGGAGCAGGTGACGGCCAGGCCCTACGCGCGCGGCGTCGCCATCACCCGCCAGGCGCTGGTGAACGACGACCTCGGCGCCTTCACCGACTTCGCGGCGATGATCGGGCGCCGGGTGGCGGACTGGGAGAACGCCACCGCCTATGCGCTGGTGAACCAGGCGAGCGGCGACGGCCCGACGCTGACCGAGGGCAACGCTGCGGTGTTCGGCACCGGCGCCGGCCGCGCGAACAAGGCGTCGTCGGCCACCACGGTGACGGCCGTCGCGCTCGGGCTCGGCTTCAACGCCATCAAGAATCAGACGTCGCTTGACGGGCTCAAGCTGAACCTGGCGCCGCAGTTCCTCGTCTGCTCGCCGATCCAGGAGTTCGTCGCGGCGCAGTTCGCGTCGAGCTCGGTGGTTCCGTCCTCGCCGAGCAGCGTCAACGTGTTCGCCGGCCGCTTCGAGGTGGTGTCGGACAGCAACATCCCGAACAACCGCTGGTATCTGTTCGCCGACCCTGCGAGCGCGCCCGTCTACGTCTACGGCTATGTCGGCGACGCCGAGGCGCCGTCCATCCGCGTGGGCCAGCCGCTCGGCGTGGATGGCACCGTCATCGAGGTGGTGCACGACTTCGGCGTCGGCGCCATCGACTATCGCGGCGGCTACTTCAACCCCGGCGCCGCGCCGACCTGACCCTGATCGCCTCGGGCGGCATGGGGCCGCCCGCGGTTCCCCCCTGCTGAGAAGGAACTGTCGAGATGAAGAACTACGTTCAGGCGGGCGACACGGTCACCGTCGTCGCGCCGTCCACCGTCGTGTCCGGGCAGTCCGTGCTGGTGGGCGACCTGTTCGGCGTGGCGGTGCACGACGCCGCATCCGGCGCGCTGGTGGAGATCTGCACCCAGGGCGTCGTGACGCTCCGGAAGGCGGCCGGCACCATCAACCCGGGCGTGCGCGTGTTCTGGGACGCCGGCGCGTCCCGCGTGACCACCACGGCCACCGGCAACCGCTGCATCGGCTATCACGTCGGCACCACGGCCAACAGCGGCGCGGACAACACCGACATCACCGTGCTGCTCCGGCCGAACACGCCGGCCGGCACGTGATCCGGTGAGCGCCTTCGCTTCGGCGATGGCGGCGCTGGTGGCGGACGTCAATCTCGGCGTCACGGCGACGTGGCAGCGCGGAACCGGCACCCCGGCCCAGCTCCGCGTGATCCGCTCCGCGCCCGACGAGGTCTCCTCCGCCTTCGACAGCGGCGTGATCACCGCCACCGACATTCTGACGGTGCCGGTGGCGGCACGGCCCGACGTGCTGCCGGGCGACACCTTCACGATCGGCTCGACCACGCTGGTCGTCCAGAGCGCGCTGCGCGATGCCACCGGCACCGCGTGGCGCGTCGCGTGCAGGCGGTGAGGGAGAGTGGCAATGTTCCAGACCATCGCGTCGGAGCGTGAGGATCTGCGCACCCATGTCGAGCTCTGCTCGCAGCGCTACCTCGCCGTCGAGCAGCGCCTGGGCCGCGTCGAACGCGCGCTCTGGGCAATGGCGGCTGTCGTCGCCGCGACCAGCGGGCCCGTGGCGGCGGCGCAGCTGCCGAGCGTGCTCCGGATACTGGGCGGTGGGTGAGCCGGGAGCATGGCGCTCGGCCTCACCACCGTCGTGACGGGTGATCTCCGCAGCCTGATGGCCGCCGAGCTCGCCGCCGGCCAGCGCGCCGCGCGCAGCGCCGTGACGGATCTCGGACGGTGGACGCAGGAGCAGCTCCGCGGCCAGGTCCGCAGCGCCTTCGGCGCGCGCAGCGCGCGGCTCGCCAACACCTGGCGGCTGGCGGTCTATCCCACCAGCGCGCCGACGCTGCGCCCGGCCGCCCTGGTGTCGTCCCGCGCGCCGGCCATCATCGACGCATTCGATCGCGGCGCGGTGATCCGTCCCAAGGGTGCGGGGAAGTTCCTGGCGGTGCCTCTGGATGCCAACCGCCGCGGCGGGCTGCGCACCTCCAGGCCGCGCGTCACGCCCGCGCAGATGGCCGCCAGCCGCGCCGCCTTCGTGCTGCCCATCGCGGGGAGCCGCAACAAGCTGTGGTGCCTGCGGGTGACGCAGGCACAGCGGCGCTCGGCGGCGGGGCGGATCTCCGACATCGCCATCGCCGGGAACCTGGTGCAGGTCGGCGCGCGCGGCACCACGCTGCGCGGCGCCTACCTCTCGCGCGGCAAGCTGACGCAACGCCTGCTCGCGCAAGGCTTCGCGCCGATGTTCCTGCTGGTGCCGGAGCTCCGCCTGTCCAAGCGCCTCGACATCGCCGCCGTCGCGCGCGCCGCATCCGCGCGGATGGAGACCACCCTGCGCAGCCGCTGGAGCCGGGAAGCATGACGACCAGCACGCGCGAAGCCGCCATCGCCGCCCTGTTCCAGGTGCTGGATACGGCCCGCACCAGCCTGTCCCCGGCGCCGACGCTGCTGCGCAACGAGACGGTGCCGCAGAACCTGCCCGCGGGCGGCGTGATGGTGCTGCAGGAGGGGGAGACCGAGGAGGCGACGGGGATGCTCTCGCCGCTCGCCTACGCCATCCGCCATCGCGCCGAGCTCGAGATCACCGTGGGCGCCGCGACCGAGGCGACACGCATCTCCCGGCTGGAGGACATCCTCGGCATGGTGTCCGGCGCCATCGTCGCCAATCGCACGCTGAGCGGCGCGGTCGAATGGGCCGAGCCGGGTTCGCCGCTGATCGAATCCGTCCCGGTCGACGGCGCGTCCGCGCTGAGGTCGGCATTGCTGCCCATCACCCTCTGGTTCACCGCCTCCGGCACTCCGCTCGGCTGATCCGGCCGCGCGACTTCCCGCAACGTCAGACACAGGAGCCCCGCCATGCCCGGCGTGATCGGCGCCAACGCCAACCTCTACATCAAGCCCGAGACGACCTACGGTACGCTCGCCACCGGCAACTACACCCGGCTCGGCTTCCTGCGGGCCGGCCTCGGCGTGTCGCAGCAGCTGCTCGACGTGCGCGTGCTCGGCCTCGGCCAGGGGCGCGACCCCGGCGACCCGATCCTCGGCGAGATCGACACCGAGGGCGAGGTCGAGATCCCGATCAACCAGGACGGCCTCGGCCATTGGCTCCGCCTGCTGTTCGGGGCCCCGACCACGAGCGGCACGAGCCCGGACTTCGTGCATGTCTTCACGTCGGGCGCGGCGTCGCTGCCCTCCGTCAGCCTGTCGCTCGACTACGGCTCGGTGCTGACCGACCGCTATCTGGTGCTGACGGGCGTCCGCGCCGGGAGCATCTCCATCGGCTTCGGTCCGACCGGGCCGGCCACGGCGCGGCTCGGCCTGATGGCACAGGGCGGCGGGCTGCAGGCCACCGCCGTGCATGGCAGCCCGACCACGGCGACGGGCGAGAACTTCAACCGCGCGCAGGGCCGCATCCTCAAGGACGCGACGCCGCTGGCGCTCATCACCGACGCCACCCTCGACATCTCCAACGGCATCGAGCCGCTGCGCACGATCCGCTCCGACCGGAAGATCGAAGAGGCGGAACCGGGCGGCACGAGCGTCACGGGGCGCATCACCGCCCGCTTCACCTC